CCACTCCATAGAGATTCTGTAAAGCTGCATAATGCACTACCAACCTAGGCTCTTGCTGTGAATAGTCAAAACAACCCCATGTATGGCCCTCCTCGGGCACAAATAAAGCCCTGATCCGTGGTCCAAGTTCCTTGTTCCGTGCTGGTATTTGCTGTAAATTTGGGTTTGAATACGAAAATCTACCAGTCACAGTTCCACCATTATCTGATCTAAGTTGATTGATTTCTGCATGAATTCTACCTTTATGTGAATGCTTTAATATGGTATCAATAAATGTGGTATGGGCTTTATTAATTTCACGAGCCTGGGCTATTTGTTTCACCAGCGGGTGGGGGTGATTCTGTAAAAAGTTTTTTGTAAATGATGGAGAATTTGTTTTTTCGGTGCGGTCAAATTGTAGGCGAAGTTTTTCAAAAACTTGTGCAATGGATCGAGCTGCCCATATTTGGGTATCTACTCCAGTTTCTTTTTTTACTTTTTGTAATAATTCTTTTTCTTCTGCAACTAACTCTTCTTTTAATTTGTGAGCTGATTCTACGTCTACACGAACTCCTAAAAAACGCATATCGACTAGGCAAGGAAAAAGTTCTGTCTCAAGATCAAAAATAGAATTTATATCTTGGTGTAAAATTTCTTTTTTTAATTCTTTCCAAAGTTCTAATGTAAGTTCAGCGTCTTTTTCTGCGTAAGCGCCAACATAAATGGCAGGTAGTTTATACATTTCTGCCTTGGCGTCAACACCCCAATCTTTTGCAGCTTGATATAAATCACTTTCATTTTTTGTTTTGCCGGTGTATCGTTTAGAACAGTTGTTTAAGTCATAGCGCATTTGATTTTCATCAACAAGGGCCGATGCAATCATCGTGTCTATAATTTTACCGCTAACACTTAAACCAATTGCTTGAATCCAACACACGTCATACATGGCGTTGTGAAATATTTTATCTGCAGGTGTATCTAGTACACCTTGAAACCACTTTAAAACTTTTTTCCTATCCATGTTGCCTCCGCCTTCATGAGCTATTGGATAATAACCAGACCAACCTGACACAGCTACAGCAACGCCTACAACATCTCCTTTGCCAACTACAGATCCTGATCCCATTTTTATAAGGTCTGGGTCTTTAGTTTCTAAATCTATTGCAATCTCATTGTATTTAGATAAATCTGGAAAATTTTCTGGTGGTAGCCATTCTGTTTGTGGTTTAAATATAGGTATTTGCATTATTTATTTTCCTTCCATTCATTATAACCATCAACCCATGAAATTTTCTTTTCTTCTTTTATTTCGTTAGGGTAATCTCTATCAATGGCCATATCGATGTAATGTTTAGCTTTTAATAAATCTTCTTTCTGATTTTTTTGTTTGTGTCTGCACAAGTATTTTATAGCGTTCCCTTCTGCAAACGGCAAGTTATTTTTATTTATAAACTCTGATGGTTGTATAACCATGCTTCGGTAGTGATTTCCGCCTACCTGTTTTTTATATATATCACTCATACCATAAATCCTTTCTCATATTTTTTTGGTTCTATTATGTGTAAGTTTTCTTTTGTTCTTGTTGCACCAACATAGAACAATCTATTTTCATCATCTGGATCTCTTTCATAACCTTTCATAGTATTTTGTGTTAAGTCAGTTAATAACACAACATTCTGTGATTCACCACCTTTAGCTCCATGTATAGTAGATAACTCTATTCTTGGTTTTTCATTTAATCTTTCTTTGTTTGCTCTCATCTTTCTTAAATAATTTACTTTAGTTTGTCCTGCATCATCAAATGCTTCATACCAAACTGTTTTAACTTGTAGACCATAGTCTCTTACAAGTTGATCTATTCCATAAAAAGATTCTTTTGCCATACCTTTTATTTTTTTCTTGTGCCAATGTTTAGGACCCATGTATTTAGTAATATTTTCTATTTGTTTATAAGAAATTAATTGACCTTGTCTTAAATGTTCCCAAGCTGTGGCTGCCTCATGTAAATCTTTTTCTGTGCCTCTTCTATACCGTGATGAATAATATAATCCACGTTGATATAAAGACTCTTCTACATCTTTTAATAAATATTTTGTTCTAGCTAATACTAGCCACTCACCGGATGACATGTCAATTGTATCAGCGTTGTAATGTCTATGCAAACTTCCTTGTACAGTTTTGGGTTGCCATGTTTTGTCTATTCTGTTTCTAATTCTATTAATAATACCCATCGCTACACCATGTACTTTAGCTGGTATTCTAAATGATTGTGTTAGTGGTAAGTATTGTCCTTCTAATGCTATAAAAGAATCTACATCTGCGCCAGCCCATTTGTATATTGCTTGGTCATCATCACCTGCAATAAAAGAATCTTCAGTTTTATTCCAAATAGTTTTTGCCATGTCCCATTGCATTAACGACAGATCTTGTGCTTCATCAATAAATACTACATCAAATTTTGGTGACTTGTCAGATTTAGTAAACTCTGTAATCATGTCATTAAAATCTATTAAGTTATATTCTTTTTTGTATCTTTTTAATTCGTTGTCTATAATTTTTAACGTGCTTCGTTCTAAATCTTGTGTGTGTTCGTTAAGATCAAACTGTTGTTCTGATGTAATGTTTCGTAATTGTGCTAGTTGTATAATACGTAAATATTCACTATCAGAATTAAATGCACTGCCTTGATCTTCTTGATAGTCTGCATAAGTTACAGGAAAACCTAACTTCTTTCCTAAATCTTTGTAATGTCTTTGTTGCATTACTTGATCTTTTTTTATTCCAAGTTTTCTAAATGCTAGTGAGTGTAGTGTTCTAAAATATGGTAGGTCATCTTCTGTAAGATTAAATTTTTTAATTGCTCTGTCTCTTGCTTCGTATGCAGCTTTCTGTGTAAATGCAAAGTACCCAACTTTATCAGGATCAGTATTTTTTAAATAGTCATCTACTTTATTTAACAAAGTTGTAGTCTTACCTGTGCCTGGTGGTCCTAATACAATTGTTTTCATTTAATTTTTACTTCTCCCTCTGTTTCAATCCAAACTCTTGCACCACAACTTAATGGTTTATCGGGACTGTATATAATTTTACTTGGCCCCAACACTTCTACTTCATGTCCATAAGTGTTGGATTTAGAAGTTTTAACAGTTATGACAGGTTCATTTAAATTATGTTTTTTATTACTTCTAATCTTATGTTGATTTACATGTATTCTAGTTTTCATTAATAAGGGTCTTTTGGTTTAAGTTCTTTTTGTGTATAATCATCTGTTTTTTTATCAAATTGTTTTACAACAAATACAGATATTCTTTCTTTGCTTATTCGTTTGTCATCACAGTTGCAAGTTTCTTTTAACATTTGTGCTGTACGTGAGTATGGTACATCCCAACGTTTTCTAATTAAAAACTGATTGTAAAACTTATCAAATATAAAATGATGATAACCATCTTTTGTTAACACACCACCACGTTTTAAATCTTTAACATCAGATCCTATGTGTCTATCTAAACAAAACTCTTCTAAATGATTTTGTAATTGATCTTGTGTAGTTACACCTTCTGGTGGATCTATTGGTTCGTGATTCTTCATTAATGGATTTATTATCATGTCCCAATCTTTTGGTTTTACTGTCGGTGGTTTAAAGTCTAACTGTTCCATACATGCTTCCTGGAATAAACTTTGTTGTTTTAAAAATTTTACATTTTCTAAGTGTAGTCGTTCTCCATCTACGTTTAGATAGTAGTATGGTTTTTCTAATTTAATTTTTTGTAAATCAGTTAGTGCAGGAAATACTATTTCTTCACCAATACCAAACTTTCTTTCTCTACATAGTTTTTTATCACACAAATTACACATGGGTGTGTCATTACATTTGTAACCCCATTCTTTTTTGTCATGTTGTCTTTTAATTATTTCTACTTCAGATTCACTTAATGGTGTTGTTGATGCTGTTGCATTAAACAAAGTCATTTTACTTTTCCATTCTGCTGGCCATTTCTTTTTAGCGTACACACCAAAATGAAACATAGAATTGTTACGACCACCTTCTGGTATTTTATTCATAGCCATAAGTTCTATGCATGGTGGTGCGTCGGAGTATTCTGATTGTGGTCGTTCTATTTTTATTTTTGTAATGTCTGTTTGTTTAATCTCACTATATATAGTGTAAAATTCTTCTAATGTTGCAGCTTCCCCATCTGCTTTAAATGCATAACGTGTAGTATCTTCACCACCAAAGTATGGTAAATTTAAAAAGTTACCTGTGTCATCTGCTGATTTTAATTGTATTTGTTTTGGAAAAACTTCTGATCCGCCGTATCCTAGTAATGTTTTTATCTCCGTTAGTTTGTCTCTCATTCTTTCTGCTGCTACCGGTTGTTCGGAAAAGAGAAAGACATGTGCTCCTCCACTCTTTGACCTACACACAGCCAAAGGCAGTTTAAATTGTTTTATTTTATTTATTAATTTTTTATGGTCAAAACCTGCGTATGAATCTATATCTACACAACCCCATATACATTGATTGTCTTCGTTAATTGGTATAATACCTAGACTTTGTGTGCCATCTAAATGCATGGTCCACAGTTCCGTGGTCACTGGTTGACGTACTACAAACGATTGTCCTTTTAATTTAACACCATTTTCTGCAGGTGCACTTACTTTAGTGCAACCATGAGCACGTTCTAATCCTTGTCAGTAACAGGACCAACTTTAGTTACATCCCATCCAAACCATGTTCCTTTGTCATTAGACATCTGAACAGTTTTTAGATTATAAATGTGGCTGTAAGTTGGCGGTGTAAATAATCCGTTTTTGCCCTGCATTTTAATTCCCATCATCATTGAGTTCCATTTTCTACTAACTTTTAATTGAGTAGCTTTCATAGAAATCAAAGCTGTGGTTGGACTGTCTCCCACTAATATTACAAAATGATTAGCAGTGTTCTCCAAATAATTACCATTGGGTAATCTATCTTTGTAAGATTTATCACGAGTAGTTGTACTCACAATATCACTGTCTGCCTCGTGCATTGCAACAGGTGCTCCTGTGCTCACTCCACGATCTGCCCATTCTATATACTGTCTTTTGTAAAAAACAGGTATAACATTTATATTGCTATACAATTCATTGGTAACAGTATTTATTATCTTGCCTGGCTCTGCGCCCTCGACATATTTTCCATGAGTCTTATTGACCTCTGGAGATAATTGTCCCAAAAC